GGCAAGAGCCTTCTTCAAATTAGCAGGGCTTGTTAGAGCATCCTGTCTGAATTCTTTAGCATTTTCCTTTGACATAGTTTTCATAGCTGTGTTAAGAAGAGATGCTTCTGCTGGTGATAGCTTTACTGCTTCATCAAGATCAACTTCTTCGTTGACTGGTTTCTTCTTCATTGCAGCGGATACGACAGGAACCCAAGTTTTCCTAATCCCCTTCTCGTGTTTTAGTATATTCTTATCAACGATCTTCTTCAGCCCACTCATACTTGGTCTACCGATGAGTGGAAGTGCTTCAACATGACCATCGGGGAATGTCATAACTAGGCGATAACCATCTTCAGTATTACCTATAACCTTTGCAGATTTAGGAGCAACCTTTGGATCGATTACAGCCTCATCAAGATCAACACTTTCACGTGTCGTATGCATGACTGAAGAACCCTGCTTAACTGGTGTTAAATCACCAGTGCGGTTATCCCCTCTACGTGTTGTTGTCTGTGAAGCAGAGCCATTACCAAACATATCTTTATATGACTTTAGGAAATTCCGTTCACCATCTTCTTCTTGCTCAAGACCAGTGTGAGGACTATGAGCAACCTTGGGAACGAACTGAGCATCTGTTGCAACTGGATGTGGGAGTACTGTAGTCACATGGGCATCAGCAAAATCTTGCTCACCCTTCGAACGTGGCTGTAGCCCCTTAACTTCTGCATCATCATCTGTAGGAGACACATAATCTTCTGCATCTGCCTCAGCAATGAAGGATTTAAACGTCTGAATCGTCATCTACACTTTCTCCTGTCGCATTGTCATCGAACAAAGATGCTGCAACTTCCATTTTAAGGTTTGACACCTGTTGCTCAGCTCTTCCTTGAATTTCAGAAGTGATTGCTGACTTGAAACCAACAGCATCACCTGTTCTGATTGCATGAAGTGCGTTTTCAATATTGTTAGACATGTATCCTCACTTTCGTATATATATTTATAAAAAACCTCTTTTAGGAAGGCTCTTTATCTGACTCTTTTGCCTTTTGTTCTTCTGGTTTTGTTTTAGGCTGTTCTGTATTTGGTTGTTCAGGTGGTGGCATACCGTCTGGAGTGCCTTCCATATCATCACCAAAGTCCTTGGACTCAGCCTCCATCTGCTTCTGCATATCTTTGATATCATCATCAGACATCTTGAGAATGTTTCTCATCACCCACTCACGAGAGAAATACTTCTGCTCAAATGCGTCTACCTGCTCAAGAAGCTGCAAACGTTCTCTGAAAACTTCGGCATCTTTAAGCTCAGTGAAATGACTGTCTCTTGCAAACTGATACTTTATTTTTTGCCTGATAGCTTTCCACTCTTGACGTGATACAATACCCTTAAGAGCAAGGTGAATTTCAAGTGAGTTATCAAACAAAATGGTGAAACGCATACGAAGACGATCAATGAACTTCTGAAACTTAAGCTCATCACGTGTAATTTCTGTAGCACGACCTAGATTGAATGTGCTATCTGCATCCATACGAGAAACAGGGACATTGAGTGCCTTATAGAGCTTTCTCTTAAAGTATTCCACATCTTCCATCTCACCAAGATTCTGTCCGGGTGGAAGAGTTGTGATCTCTGTACCACGTGAGCCTTCACGCCGTGGAATCCAGAAATCCTCAAGCATAGTCATGAATTTTCGATCATCACGAACCTGACCAGTTTGAGCATCATAGACAATTCTGTTTTTGTGCTTAGCCATCATATCACGAAGATATTGCTCAGCCTTCATCTTTGGAAGGTTGCCAACATCAATATAGAACACACGCCTTTCTGGTGCTCTTGATAGCCGATAGATAACAACGGCATCTTCCAGCATATTGAGCTGATTGAGAGGCTTAATTGCTTTATGGAGATGAGAATGTACCATCGAATTTTTGACATCCATTAACCCCGAATGTGCAAAAATGATTGAGTCAGCCGCGATCTTAATTGCCTGTGATTGAGAAAGCTTCAATCCGGCTGGGTTGAATAGATAGTATTCCTTAGAACCAACTTGAAGAATAGCACCGGTATCACCATCTCTCTTCCTGATAGGTTCTTTGACCTTACGAATTGTTCTTGGATCAATATACCTTAGCTGTTGAATACCCAGCTTTGGGTTTTTAACGTCCACAACAGCGTGATAGTACAACCGTCCATCCACGTACCATTTCTTGAAAATTTCATGTGCGTTGTTATCGAAATCCAACATTGAAAGGATTTCAGCAAACTCTTCCTGAATCTTCTTTTTCAGGGGTTCACCAACATCAACATCCTCAAGATTGATATCAACAATTGGGGAGTTGTCCTCATTGATAATACCTTCATCCACGATATCTTTGATTGCCTCATCGCACTCTGGCTTACTGGCCATTTCACGATATTTGGTAACAAGCAATCCTTCGGATTTAACCTTGCCTTCAAAGTCTACATATGATCCGTAAGAACCACCACTGGCAACCTCAATCGACCCATCTTCGAGATCAGGTTGCACAAAGGATTGAAGATTTTCTTCTTCTGACTTCTTCTTTTCTTGTCCTAGTGTAAATCCAAAAAATTTCATATCGATCCTTTATAGGTTATAGCCTCTCTATAACCTATTTATACGAGTTTTTACGACTAATTTAGAATTAAGCAGTGCCAGCAGTGCCAGTAATACCCCCAGAAACTCTCCAGTAATCGTACTGGAATGTTGCTGTGTAGGTTTCAATTCCTTCTGATTCCCAATCAACTTCGATAGGTGAAATCTCAGATGGAAATAGACCAACAAAATCGTATACACGGACAGGAACACCAGTTTTACTGAACTGTGTTACTTGTGCATTGCTCTTATAAAGAACTGGTGAAGCTGAACCAAGCTCACGTAGGTTTTCTTCATGGGAGCTAATTGCGTTTGACCACTCTTCCATTGCGTTTCTGATTGCGAAATCTTCATCATTGAAGATTGTCACTGTCCAAGGCTCGAATGTGCGATTTCCCGCAAACTTAACCTCACGACCAAAGTAACGAAGTGGAACAACACCAAGAGTTGACCCCGGAATTTGAGCTGCACGAACCATAAATGGAACCTGAATATCAGATGCACCATTCACCGGATTCGTAATGTTAACTTGGAAGAGACTTGGACGTGCTCCACCAAACTTCATTGCTCCTTGAAAAGCGTTAATGTTAAATGCCATTTATGTGTTCCTTCTTGACCTTATTTAGTTAGTTTATCAACAGCAGTAGAAATTCCGCGTCTACGTTTATGGTAAGTTTTGATATCATTCTTATCTATTTCACTAGATCGATGGTTATCTCTAATACCATTAGACACAGCAGGTTTCATTTTTCGCTGCATATTGGTCGCTGCATCACTTCTAGACTGTGAGGCTTTCTTGACATAGCTACCCAATGTCTTCTTCGAAAGCTCGTTGAGACTCTCGAATTCCTCATCAGTGAGTGTCTTGACTGCCTCAAGGAGCTTGTGTCGGTACAGGGCTCTGCTCTCGCCGTATGACGAGCACAGACCCTTTACCAAACTTTCCACTATATTCAGTTTATGCTGGTTCATTTATATTCTCCTAGAACTGTCCTACAATTTCTTCAAACGCAACCCCGGAGCGCACTGCTACGAAATTCAACTGAATGAAATTGATTGAACGATTAGGCTTAATGTAGATATCACCAACAAACTCGTTACGATCAATCACCTCACCTGTATTATTACTGCCATCACACACCACGCGGAAATCAGTAATACCACGACGACCCTTGACATCCCGTAGGAAAGGCTCTACCAAATTCTTGAACTGTGCTCTTGTGAACTCATCATTGAATTCGAATAGAGTGAACTTGGATGCAGTCGAGATTGCTTTTTCTAGGACAATGAACAAACGACGAACATTGATACGATCAAATGCACTTGGCTCATTCAGAAGTGTTTTGTCCCCGTATAGAATGGTACCCTGACCATCGAACGATACAACTGGGTTAATACCCTTTTTGTAAAGCTGATCTCTCTGTGCTTCACGTGGCACATATGGAAGACGGATAACGTTTTTGATGTTTCCACGGTTAAATCCAGCAGGAGAGAACCAAGGATCACGAGATGTGTCTGTACGAACCATAAGACCCGCGACATCACCATTAAGGGGTGTGTAACGATATAGGTCATTGTACTTGTCGTAACGATATTTCCAACCCGAATCCATCGTTGCATACGATGTTGAAGGTAGAGTATCGCGGAATGCAATGACATCATCCATCTCAGAGCTATCGTAACCACTGTTGTTCACAACGGTTGCTTTAGGTGGTGAAAGACATACGAGACAATCTTTACGAACTTCTGCGATGTTGTTAATAAGGTGCACTGCGATAGTCTGGTTTGCACCTGAACCTAGAAGAAGAGATACATCAACATCAGCAGCATCACGGAATTTGTTGTATCCGTTGATCTTGTCCGCGTTTGTTGGAAGTGATCCATCACGGCCATATATAAGTGATACTGTCTGAGGCTCACCATCACCACCGAATGTGGTAGATGCTTTAGTCCCAGCCTGTCCGTTTGCAGGATTATGACGCGCCCACCAAACATACTTGGACTGCTGATTAACAACTTCCTTGTAGTAGTTCGTTGAACCATCAGATTTCTTAGCATCAGATGCTAACGAAACCTTAGAGAATGTCTCAAGAATGGCGTTCTGTGTACCAGTCCACTCACCATCTTCATCAACAACAGCTACATGAAGCTCATCACCTGCACCACCACGTGTAGTGGCGTATGCTGAAGTGCCGGGAGACTGATCAAAGTTGAGGAAATGCTCCCAGCGACGGGTTCTTGATGAAGAATGTGTCGTGTTGATGGTAACTGTGTTGCCACTGTATCTTGATGCAAGTGTTAGAGCTGTGTTACTTTCAACGGAAGCAACCTTAATAAGCTCACGATCAGGACCGAAGACAATAATATCACCAGCAGTAACTTCTGAATCGAACAGTGTGTTATTGCCTGTAACAGCAGATGAATTCGCAGTATACGCAAGGTTACCAGACAGAGTTGACTGCCATGCGTTTGCCGAAGGACATACAGACACTTTAAGAGAGTTACCAAGCTCACCGGGATATTTAGCTACCCAGTCGCCAACACCGGAAATACCGGAGCTGTAGTTATCTTCGTAGTCATCTTCATTTTTGATAACTGTGTCAATAGTGTTAGCAGATGCAGCATGTGCGTTACGACCGGTCTCACCAGTTGTGACCGTATTGATCACACGGGTTACATACAGCGCATTACCATATGACAGAAAATCAGCCGCCGTGAAGAAGTCGATTGCCGTATTGGAATCTGGTGTCTGGAATGTGTTTACAAGTGCATTTTCAGAATCAATCAGAACTCTTTTGTCTGTTGGTCCCCAGCGAAGATGAGCGGCAATACCACCCTCTGTAGTTGATACAGCAGGTACTACACGTGTAAGATCGATCTCGCTTACATTAACACCCGGCGAAATTTGAAACGCCATTATGATTCTCCTTGATTTTATATGTTCTTTCAGCACTAATATTTATAAAAAAACGTATTTACCAATAGTCGTTATCTGATTCTTGCCAAAAATTGCCACCAAAATCATCTCCAAACTCCACAACTTCTTCGTTTGGAATCGTTTCATCACGACCATCATCAAGTAGACCGAATGGAAGCATATCTTCCTCAATAGCTTGCTTGTTTTCATCCAACATTCTCTTCCGAAAATCGGTATTTGTCATCTCCTTGAAGTAGTCTTGACGGGCAAGCCATCCAAACAACACCAGTGTCATCACCAAATCATCATTATGACCATCATCAGCAGAATAACTTTGCTTTTTTCTCACAAAGTTAGATAGTTCGAAGACGATATCAAAGTCTTCGATGATTAACTTTTCACTCTCAATAAGTGTTTTTAGATTAGCACACCCGATTTTTTTAACCTGCACTGAGGTTTTAATGCCCGGAGTTGATTTACCACCGAAATCGCCAATCTGCTGACCAGCACGACCACGCTTAGCAGTCATGATTACGTGCTCATATTCAAGATCATGATGTAGTATGTCCGCAACTTGTTGCCCAATACTGTTCGTTTCTACCAAGACGAAACTATGATTGTATTTTGTGGCTACGTTGTAGACAACTTCTGGATACATTAGAGACGAAATATCGTTCTTTCTATATTTAGCAACTACTCTATATGGGACTTCTGTAACATCAATAACCGTAAAGGCTGAATAATCCAATCCAACCCCCTCAGATGTGTCAACAACAGTCACATATTCATGTCCAATCGCTGGATCATGGAAAATGTCAAGGCCATTCTTAGAATATTTTGGTACACGCCAAGCAATATTACGAAGCTTGGATGACGTGATAAGTGTGTGGTTACTGCCAAGGAATGAGCATTCGTATTCCTGATCGAACGATTCTTCACCAATGTTGGCAATCGTTTCTGCCTTCCACTCCTCATCGTAGTTTGGTACTTCTGTCCAGTGCACTTCCAGAGCAACATACGAATTACGCTTCTCTTCAGCATTAACCCACATCTTGTAGAAGTGGTTCATACCCTTCGGAGTAGACACAATAATAACCTGTGTCGTCTTACCAGATGAAATGGTTGGATATGTCGAAGCAAAGAAGTCTTCAGCAAGGTTGGTTTCAACGTGGGCAAACTCATCAAGAAAAATGAGGTTGTACGAACCACCACGAATTGAGCTTGATGATGTTGGATGAGCTTCAATGGTACTACCATTCTCAAGCTCGATTGTCTTCTTACTCCACTCAACAACACCCTGTTGCAACCATTTTGGTAGATGTTCATAAGCCAACTTGATACGATCAAGTTGCTTAATTGCGAGTGATTCTTTGTTGGCCAGAAGCGCAATAACCTGATGCTCTCTGAAGAGCACACACCAGAGCATGAATGCAGTCACAATCGTACTTTTACCAGACTGTCTGGGAAGCTTACATAGAACAAATCTTTCCTTAAAAAATGCGTCAAGCATCCGATCCTGATAAGGACGAGTGTTGAATGGTACAAGACCATCATCAACGTTGATGATCATCACATAATTATTGATAAAATAAAGTGGGTCTTTAGAGCACTTCACATATTCCTCAATCTGCTCCTTTGTGAACTCGATGTTCACATCGGACTTCTTGAGGTTCTTATTACTCATATAATATGAGTTTTTGGGCAAAATATTCATTTTTTATCCGATTTTATGCATTTTCTTCTTGACATACACCCTCTAGTTTCGTATAATGCCCTGTGGCTTTTTTGAAGTAGTTGTAATTAATCGTTACTTTGATTATCTAAAAGTTCTTTAAGTTCCTTAGTTGATCCTACAAATAAGGCATTAGTTACATTTGGACTGTTTGGATTATGGTTATTTGACTTTAAAAGTTGCATTTCATTATGTTTCTTCTCTAGTTCAATTAAGTCTTTATTTGCTTCAATGACTGATTTGAATAAGGTACTTAAGACTTCATATGCTCTAGGTTGTTCAGATATATCTGCTATACTACTAAGTTTGTCTAATGCAGGTAATATATCATCAATAGAATCTTTGATATTGGCTCTTGCATAGTGATAATCTGTTTCATTCTTAATAAGAGATGAAGATGTCTCTACTATCTCTCCTTCAACTTCTTGAGCATATTCTTCTTCCTTAGAGTCATACATAGGGGCATCTTCTTCTAGATCAAAGAATAGTTCCATTTGGTTTTCAAATTCTGTTTTCATTATCCTATACCATCCTCATAGTCAGTTATATCGATAGCAAATCCATAATCAGAGTTGGCGGATATCTGATCTACCGATACTGATGCTGATGAATTTGATGTTGGACTTCCATTTGCAAGTAAGCCGGGTGTAATCTGAATGTTGACTCTTTTAGCTGCTGTATTATCAAGACTGTCATAAAAATTGAGGTGTGTTCTTTTAATCACACCAGATGATGATGTTGGCCCAAAAAGGTAACCACGACACTGGAAATTGAGTGTCCACACAAGTGCTCTTCGTGTTAGGAAATCCCCCTCATAAGCATCTTCAAGAGATGTGGACTGAAGTGTATAAGGGATATCACTTGTAATATTCATTGATGGAATAAGCTTGATATTGGTATTCCATGTTGGTCTGAAATATGGTAGAATCTGCTCAATGATCTGTGTTCCATCATTAGCATTTCTCACAAAAATATACAGTTCAAAATTGATATTATATGGAACTGGGACAAATTGTGATAGTAGATTGCTATCGTCACTACCGGACTGGTACACATTCTTCTGTGTAGAAGGAAGCTTTCTAGATGGATCGTATTCAAGTGAAGCAATCTGGAACCCCATTCGTGGTAATGTGATTGCGACCTTCTTATCAAGCCTTGGGTCTTCCTTCATCCGAACCATAAACTTCTCTTTGGGACCATAAGAAATAGGTACTGGAATCGACTGAACTGTTGCACCAGAGCTGTTCGTTCGTTGAATGGCAATGTCATTGAAGAGATTACCAAACACGATCACATATTTTCTGATCAGTTCATGATACTGTGTGTCACCAAACATGATTAATACCTCTGATTAGAAAATGGGTTGGATTCACTGAAATCGAGAATATCATCAGCCTGAATTCCATAGAACTCATTATTGGCTGTTGGTTGTGTGGTCTCAATTCTGTGCTCTAGTAGGATCGAATTACCGTCCTCATCCAGTATAGAACCAGAACCATCTTCAAGGGTGATCTGGTAGATAAGAGAATTCGTGCTGTACGCCGTTTCGATTGCGTCAATCTCAGTGTTGCCCGTATTGATGGACTCAGATGAGTACTCAAACAGCTCACACTTCAAATCATATGTCTGAAGTCTACCAAACTGGTAGAACAAGTCTTCATGTTCAACGAATTTGATTTCGAACAGCTTTGCAACCATTGGAAAATAGATAAGATCACCCTCAAATGGGCGATTACCGGTAATTGAATATCCATCACCCGTAGCACTTTCGAGCATGATGCTATCAGTTGCACTTTCCCCACTTAGGAATTGACGTGAAGGTGCTGTTGTGTTAGCTGATTCCAGTAGGAGATTGTAACCAACCTCATCAGTAAGCTTTTCTTCCCTGATCTGATCATATCGTTTTCTGGCTATCGTGAATGTGATTTGATCCCGAATCTCAAGGTTGAAACGCGAAAGGAAATCACCCTCACCTTCAAAACCCTCAACATTCTTAATATACACTTCAACTTCAGCCGCCGCATTGAATGACGAAAGGGTATCTTCCCCGAACAATTCGTCTTCCTTGACAATCGTTCTTGGTATATATCGAACATCGTGACCAAACATCTTGATCGACTCAATGATCAAATCTTCAGCAAGGTCTTGTTCTCTACCATATGCAAGATTAGGAAAATACGGATTAGTCGCCATTAAACAGTTAGCTTCTCATCAGGACTATGGAAATTCTTCTTACGCATAATTGTTTTTGCGACAAGATCAAATTCCTGACTTCGATTATCCCACTTTAGGACGAATGGGACGTTGATATCTGTCATCATATCTGTAAGAACCGCTTCAGCACCCTTACCAAGCTTGGCAATCTTCTTACCATGCTTCTTGTAGGTCTGTTTCCATAGACGCACCAACTCACCAACAGAAATCTGCTTTTTGTTCCGTGGATCATTCGCTCTTTCAAGGAAATGCTTTGTGAAATTGATATCCACACCAACAGATTTGAATAGTCGATCTGCAAAAATCTCAATAGCATGAAGGTCTTTCGCTGTGACCTTCTTCGCTTCTGCTTCTTCGATAAGGTACTCTTCGAATGTTTTCATTATTCTTATCCTTCTAGCCTGTCATGTCAGAAACAGGAAGGCTGTAACTGCTGATCATTTCTTCTTCTAGTTTGTCAATTTCACTGTTAGCATCCTGAAGAATTCTGACACCATCGAGCACGACACCACCGGGAAGCTGCATATTAGCAAACTTGGAAATGTTCTCTCCCCACTGCCTTTTAATAAGAGCTGTTGTGTATCTTAGAACCCATCGATCACCCCAAATACCTGAATACACATTGGGATCAACAACCCGATAACCATCAATCACAACATAGGTACCAACCTCAATATCATATTCCCAATCCATATCGATGTGGAGTTGGTTGATGTGCTGATTGAAACGGTATAGTTGTTTTCCCACAAAAATTTCTTCGATAGTCTCTACATGACGCATTGCCATCACATATGGGGCCATGTTAGCTGCTGAGATATCGAACAAATCATTCATGTGCATCTGGTATCGAAGATTGAATAGACTGTTAGTTCCAACAGAAGAATCACCAATATCCATGATATCGATCACACCGATAAAATCTTCTGGCATGGTGATGTATTTGTTGTCTCTATCTGCTTGTGTGACAGAATGACGGTAGAAGGTTCTTTGCGAACCGTCATAGTGATAATCTCGATAATACTGTAAAGCATCATCAATTCTATCTTCAAGCTGATCGTTATCGATATTGATATGTAGTACCGGCGAACCTAATCTTCGCAAGCAGTAGTCTTTTAGTTGTTCTCGTGTAGTCGGAATAGCCATAAAACGCTCCAGTATTTATGACTATTTATAAGAAGCGGGTTGTTACTTAGGAAGGAATTCTTCTATGAAATTTCCTTGACTTGGTACGATTACCTAATCCTGCTGCCTTAGCATACGCCTCAATACCCTTATCCCAAGGCGTTTTCATCACCTGTAGAGCACCATCACTCGAAATAACCACATGCTCGTTGGTTGACTGTTTCCACACACGAGCAATCTTACCAGAAGCAATAAATCTTGACGTTTTCATGTCAAAATCATTTTCAAAATCGCTCTGCACTACTGTGAAATAGTCTTGCCCATTGTTCATGACAGACATACACAATTTACCACTTCGGAGAAATGCAATTGTACCATCTTCATCCCAAGCATCCCATAGAAAATCGATTGCCTCTAGATATGGGATTTCTGATAGGGTTTCTACCGAACCGTCAATGAGTGTTCTGAAACCAGTATCGATATCAGAATCAAAGACGATTGAGTGAACTCCATTCACTCTTAAAAGCTCACCGATAGCTGAACACATACCCGGTACGCCATCCCAAACCTGTGCACCTTGTGCTGCTGTTAATTTTGTATACATGTTTTCCTCTTAGGTGTATTTGTACTATTTATAACAAAATTAACGCCAAGTTGGTCCTCTATACCAGCCAACAAGCGATCTTCTCATACCAGAAGTGACAGGACACACTTTGTGATATAGAATGGATGGAAATATGATAGCTGATCCGCGATTGGAGAATGTGTCTGGAATTTGCTCTTGTGTGTCCCTCAGAAGGAATTCACCACCTTCGTATTCTTCAGGTTTAGAAAGCTGCACTACCAGAGTGAGTTTTCTGGAATCTGGCCAGTTACCGGGTAGAAACTCATCCATATGATAGTCATAGTGCCCATTAGCTTTCCCGTCATATACTGTGTACTGGAGAGCCACACACCCCTTACTGTGATAATCGATATCAAAACAGTGTTGGTTGATCACAACCATTGTCTCATCGAGCTTGGTGAACAGCCACCTGAAATCTTCTTTATGCTTGATGCGATCTATCCACCCAACCGAACTCATTCTGGTATTTGGGTCCACATTGGTCTTACCACCGACTGCGCCCACATCAATATCTAGTTCTGATTCATACCCAACAATAGCGTCACATTCTTCTTCTGATAAAAACTCATTGATTACTGAAAAATTCGTATACATTAGCTGTACTCCACTTCGACTGACATTGCGTTGATTCCACCTCTACATCTGTACCCACCATCGACAAATAAGGTGTACATATAATCACCATTTCTAGGAAGATGTGTGCCGATTCCAGACCCATTCCACTTCTCTACATACTCAATATTTTTCGTTGGGGTCGCCTTACAGATACCATCTTCAACATCTACGAATATTGGGTTGTCGAGCGACTCCCGGAATCGTTCAGGGCTGTAGCTTAGTAGAGTATTCGGGTGTGCTGCGCCCGTTTTCAACAATAGATTTGAAGTAAAGTACCAACTATAGTTATCAAACTTAAGAAATTCCTGAGCATCATATGTAGGATAGCTTGTAATTGCGTTGATTTTACTTGTGGCACCGAAAGTATTGATGACCATATCACCAACACCAAGATCATTAATCTTCGTGTATCCAGTAGGAGTGCATATTTCTGTATCATGCGAGACTGCTCCAAGGAGAACCTTAGAGTCGGTCATGGTCATAGGCACACCATGCCACAAATGGGCAGGTGGTGGATACCCGAACAGATTCTCATATAGCTTTAGGGCATTGAGGTGTACAGGAAACTCTGATCCATGGAAGTCCCACCACTTTGCGGGATTGTGGTTGATCCACTTTCCTAGATAGTTGTCACAAAAATCTTTATACTCAGGGGTACATATGATGAAGAAGTGCCAGAAATAATCGATGTCATTTGAGGCAAGCCCAACCTTATCGTTGAACTTGGCTATGAGCAGATACTTTTTCAGCTCATGCGTGAGCTCAGTTACAAAGCTTTTGGGGTGGTTGTATCGTTTCGCATACAGACGAATTAGGTCTGTGAAGTCGAATTCCTGTATGCGATTCCAAGTGTCTTGGACATCTTTTTCAAGCATTATATATTATTGCCTCTTAAGAAATATTGCTCCACGGGGTATATGCATCGATTTCACCGCGCATAATTTTCAAGCGCCTATCTTTATCATCTGCCTGTGGCTTATCGAAATCACCGATAGTCCAACCGTCAACAACCCAACCATTATGGATAATCATTGAGGATGTCGTGACTGGTGTGAACAAAGGAAGATGTTGTGGGATATCAACCTTATCAATCTTTGTGATTGTGACTGCTGTATCTCCAACGAGAACCCTATCACCAATCTTCATTTCAGTGACAGTCATTCCGGGTGGATAGTGCCACTGTGCTGCCTGATGCTCTGAACCTTGGATAATCTGTCTCCAAGGTTGATTTGAACGAGTGTCTTCAGAAGCTTCACATGCCAACCAACCTTTACCGTCTGCTGACCAGAACGCATGTTCACCAGTAGTAATAAGATCGCCATTAATCTGATACATGGTATTTCCACGAACTGTTCCGCGACGAACACCAAACACTTCAGCCACACCATTAAAATGACACGCAATCATGTCACCTGTACGAATTTCGTCAATACGCTTCTCACTACCATCACCCATAAGGACAAGTTCATGACCAAGGAAACACGAACATGCAGGCCCAGTTGGCCCAGGTCCGGTTGGTCCGGGTGGTCCGGGTGGTCCA